CGGCGTATTCTCCGGTTCTGTAGGTTGGCCAGAGATACGAGCCGACCGCTCCGCCCTCCCAAGTACAAAATCCTGACGGGCCTTCTCGATATGCGATTCACTCAGAGCGTTAGCCTTGAGCACTGCATTCTGGACCCGCACGCATTCGGCTTTGCTCAAGCCGAAATCTTCCAAGTCTTTGAGCCAATCCGCCCAAGTGTCTGGCTTCGACTCATCGACATACTCCCACTCCAAGACTTCGCCATCAATTCCACGAAGGGAACGGAATACCATGTATCCGACACGAAGTAGCGAGAATCGAGTGAGTTGTGCCAAGTACGTCGGATTGTTGTGGTCGTAAATCTCCAATTTCGATGGGGTGATCTTCTTAGGCGGTTTCGGCATCACCACCAGCTTATCGAAGATATCCAAATCATCGATTGCGTGAGCTTCCAGCACGATTGTGCGTTCGCCCCGAGTAAAGACCACGAGTTCGACGTTCTTCCCGATCTTTTCACCGTTCAGCTTCACAGCTTGTCTCCAGATTGATCAATAGCCGGGTGGTTAGCCCGGCTATTGAGGTTGACATCAGATACGCTCGATGATTGGCTCGGTGGCATTGCAGCGGCCGGTCACGGAAATCTGGGCATCGCTCGCGTTGTGAGGCAACGATTCCCAGCGGAATTCGGGAAATGTGATGCGTTCGCCCGGAATGTCGCCACACCGAGGAATGTTGTCGACTTCCACATCGAGAGAGAACGCAGCACAAGGATCACTGGTGGCAGAAGTTTCCCACTCAGCGGCCTCACCCCGTCGATTGAAGACGTCATCGGGCGTAGGATTCCCGGAGCCTTCAATTGCTCGGAGAAACTCCCAAACAAAGTCCACTGTCACTTCCATCGGCTGCTCGTCGCCGTCGGTGACGGTATCCAATTCACCCCGATCAAGCTCGTAGTTGAACTCTCGATTCTGCGTATAGGTGATGTTACCATCACCAATAGTCACTTCACAAGTTCGGCCGGTGAACGTGATGGCAGCATCGTCAATCGGCAAGTCTCCACTGGCCAACGCAGGGGTAAAGGTGATGTCATGGGTAACACCACCAGCGTGCAGCGTCACGAGGGCTTCACCAGTTCCGCCGGACAGGCTTCCGAAATCGGCTGTCACTGCCACGGGCAAGCCCGCTAACGAGCCTCCAAAAGTGATGGTCTTGAGCGTGGTCCCGGTGACAGTCACGTCACCCGTACCCACATTATCAAGCCCCTCAAGAGCGGTCTTAATCGCATCATTGCTTGCGTTGTAGGGGATCGCAGCGGCCTCATCGGGAGTGCCTCCGTCAACTGTGACTTCCAAGTCGAAAGTACCGCTGGCGGCCGTTCCCACCGTGACTGTGATCTGGGCATTGGCATTTTGGCCAGTGACCAAAAACTCCTGATCCACGTTGTCGATGGTAAACCGAGACGACACCGGAATAAATCCGGGCGTCCCCAACGTGTCGATGCCGAGCGTAGTGTCGCCGGCCACAATGGACTGGTCGTTAACGGCAGCGGTGTTGCTGTGCCCGTCCACCAGTCGGATGTCGAGATTTTTCAACTCAATCCGCGCCATGTCAAGAAACTCCTAAGTACATTTCGTACTGGTTTTCGATCGTTGTTTGCTCCAGCCGAAGCGTTTTGTCAACCTTGCCCATCTGATTAGTCCGGATGGGGTTTAGTCGTCGAAACTGCACGAGAGTCCCGACTAGGGGCTGGGTCACCATAAGGTCGTCAGTTGCGTCATATTCTCTAACCTCGATGCACTCAGACAGCATTGACGCAACTTTGCCGTTGAGGTCGTGCTTCGAGAAGATATTTCCATCCATCTGGTGATGGACGAGAAAATTGACCGCGATCCAAATACGCCAGTAGTTTTTGGACTGTTCGTAGCATCGCGGCCCATCAATTCGTAGCTCTGCAAAACTTTGATTTTGTGGACTCTTCCGATTCTCACCTTCGACAAACATAGAAATGCCAAGTGTAGTAGCTTGGACATTCATGTGTCGCACGATGGATGCGTGAATCCACCTATCCCACTGTGGCGGTCGCATTAGATGTCAACCTCAAACGGGTCCACAGGGTCTCTTTTAGAATCCGCTCCGGGCTTACTGTCGTGACCTGTTTTGCACGAATCAGCATACCTTGATATGGAACGTAATCCACAATCGCTTCAACTTCGAAGCGCCTCCCACCGATCGTCAGCCAGTGGTCAATTTCGATAGGCACCACCATATCGGGGCCGTCGATATAGACTTGGACCCGCTGCTGCTCGAAGAAGCCGCCATACGTGAAGTTCTTGTTGCTTGCAATAAACGTCAAGGCGTAGATGAAATCCCGATCAGTGTTGACCGGGAGGACAATCGCACGCTTCACCTTGTAGCTGTCTTCGACATTGGTAACAACGCCTGTCTGCTTGTTGGATTCAGAGGACACCCGGCGATTGATAATAACCTCAGTCGGAAACTTGTATTTCAAGCTCCTAAGTGTTGCGTGCGGTAAGCTCATCTAACCAACCCCCAGATGGCATTGATCCCAAGCGGGACAATAGCCGTCACCAATGCCCAGATGATCTTGTTTCGCGTCTGCTCAGCTTGTTCAAGACGGTCCACTCGGATCAGGAGACCTTCTTCGCTGAGGAGAGCTTTCTTGATCTCAGCGATGTCTTCCTGCATTCGGGCAACCCTCTCAATCACGACGCTTGGCTCCATCATATTTCCTCCAGACCGAGAAGAGGAGGTAGCCTGATGTTAACATCAGGCTACCAGTCCCTTTCAGTTATGACAGGATGACCGAGCCGAGCTTGTTGTCCAAGACCTTGATGCCCAGCAGGAAATCCATCGTGCAGAGAGTCTTCTGCGTGTCACCGTCGTAGGTGAACGTGGTCCGCATCGGCACCCCATTGTGGGCCATCGAGAAGCTGGCAGCACCAGCGTTCTTCATCGGAGACCGGAGCGGACGCAGCACGAGCGCCGCAGCCGTCGGCACGCACAACAGGTTCAGACCTCCGTTGCTCGGGCCGAGGTTGACGACTGCATTGTCCGCCACAGTTGCAGCCAGCGACCGATCAAGGGTGACCAGTGCTTCCGTGGCTGAGGTCGTAGTATCCACCGCAATCACGACATACCGATTGGTCACATCGGTGCCGAACGAAACAATTTGACCGACCAGCGGCAGGACGGTGGGCTGAGCGCCAGAGCCGTTGTCGAAAGCGATCTTCTTGTTCCACCCGATCGGATAGGTCGTGCCGGTGTCGACCACGTTCGTCGTATTGTCGTAGACCTTGATGACGTCGTTGTTGGCGACGGGCTTGACCAGTGGATACGTCGGGGTCACCTCATCGGTATCGGAACCGTTCAATGCCACCGCAGCCGCCTGATAGACGTTGCCGTTGATACTGAACCATTGCCCGATATCGATGGCCGCTCCGGTGAAGCCGTCACAACCCATCGACCCGGCGAACCCACGAGGATAGTCGGCCGTCAGAGCACCACTGACGACTGTCTGCCCGGACAGGTTGACCATGTTCTGGGCGAGCCAGTGGTTCATGCCCAACTTTCGACCGATGCTGGCCTCACGGAGAGCAGAGCCGTTGTCACCGACCTTATCCGCTTCCACGAACGTGTCAGTTTGGAGCAGAACTGCTTCCGCATCCGAACCCCAGAACAGATTTCGGCCTTCCATCGGGGCCGCATTGTTGTTCATCACCGCACGGCCTTGCGTGATGTACTGGAGCGTATTGGACGGGGTCATGCCGCCCAAGGCACCAGCCTGATATTGCAAGAATTGTGCGTGGATGGCCAGTGACACGCGATCCACGAATCGGGCGAGAGCGATCGCGGCCGGCTCGATGTAAACATCAATCAGGCTTTCCATCGCCAGAGTTTCGTCCGCATCTGCGATCTCGAAGCTGACGTGCGCGTGCTGGTCGAGGGCGACTTGCACGTTGTCAGCGATCGCGTCCTGCTTGGTGACGCTGTCGTCACGAGTTTTCCGGTTTGCCACGAAATCGCGAGGCTTCCGGGTGTTCACAACATCGCCGAAGCTGGCGAAGTCATTTTCGAGTCCACGGTACAGCATGTTTCCGGCGACCATCTGCTCTTGGAGGATCGCAATGCCGTACTTGGTCCACAGTTCAGGAATAAATGCGTCAACCACGTTAGCCATGATTACTTACCTTTCTTGCGCCGGGCGAGGAAATCGTCCATCGGCAGTGCAGCCAATGCCTGCGGGGTTGTGGCATCGTGTTGCTTACCCGCACCCGCTGACCCACCTAGGCCAGCTTTCAGATGCGCGGTAAACAGGTTCCCCCATTGTTCCGGCAATTCTTTCATGCGCTTGACGGCATCATCGACCGTCAGCTTCGCAGTGAAGGGCTTGCCGTCAGCCCCGGTGTCATCAAAATCGACTTCCGTCCGAATTCCATCGTCATCGACAAGGACATTCGCCGAGTTCTTCAAGTACGCGGCCAGCAGCGGAACTGATGTTGGCATCACTCCGTGCTTCATGGCGGCAGCCTGAACCTCAGTGTTAAATTGCAAGCCGCGGAATCGCGACTCCCATTGCGACCCGGTTTCTTGCGCCGTCTTGAGGTCAGTCTCGTACTTCTTGCGGGCTTTCTCGGCCTCACGCTTCTCAATTTCAGATTGGGACAGAGTCCGTTGCCGGAACTCTTCCAACTCTGCGGCCAGAGCTTCCTTCTCCGCCGCTGTACCTTGGAAAGACGTTTCTTTCGCTTCAAGCTGTTCGAGAAGCGTTCGATTCTTCTCGTTGAGCTTGTTCACCCGATCTTGAATCATGGTGTTGATTTGATCTTGGGTATACATCTTTCCTTCGGGAGGTGTCGGAGGATCACCCTCCGCTCCACGCGGACCAGCCCAGAAACCCAAACTTGCCGATGCAAAACCAATTCGGAGAGCGGTCATCACAGTCGTCCTAGACCCTGCTGATTTTGCCTT